GATTTTTCCAAAATTCCGCAATATTTAGTTGTCAAAATTCAAACTTCAACCTATTTGGTGAGAATCCGAGAGCCTATAATGTTTACGGCATATTTTTTGGGAAATAAGACAAGTCCAGAAATAACAGTAAAAGTTTTTGATGGGGTTGGAAACGCAAGGCGGTGGTTACTGTAACAGCGTTATGAGTTGGGAAAGGATAGGTGCAGTATGAGATTGAACGGTAAAAGGATTATGGGAGCCATGGAGGAAAAGAGCCTGGCAGAAGAAACGGTGTGCAGCAGGACGGGGCTTTCTCAGAAGTCTTTCCAGTGGATTTTAAAAGAGGGTGCGGCATCCAGGGACGCAGCGGAACGGATAGCGGATGCGGTTGGCCTGGAAGTGGGGGAAATCCTGCTGCCGGAAATTACTGGCAATGTGGAAAATGTGATTGAGTTCATAAAGGACAGTGGGAGGGCAACCGTATCTTTCTGCCAGGGGCGGTATAAGAGCCGGATTAAGAAGCTGGCAGCAGAACGCCCAGAGGAATGCGAGATTGTGGCAGAGAACCAGGACGGCAGCTTGTGCGCCCATATCCCGGTTGCGTGGATAAAGATAAATCCTACAAAACAGCTTTCAGAGGAACAGAGCAGGGAGATAGCGGAGAGGTTCAAGCGGAAATAGTTTGAAATGCCTTATAGCAGGGCTTGCAGAGGGGCAAATTCGGCTTGAAATGGCGCAAGGGTAGAAATCTATAAGGGTAGGGGGATAAAGGGCGAAAATAGGCGTTAAAACTTAATATAGGCATTGTCTGAAAAGGAAATGTGTGCTATACTCCATTCATGGGAAACCATAGAGCCAAAGGCGGCTTTACCCCTCTTGTTTTTTGCGGAGGGTTCAAGTAGCCCTCCAGACGAAAGAAAGGAGGGTGAAACAATGTATGTTACATATCAGGATTTGATTCAGATAGGTATACTCGTTGTCGCCCTTGCTAATTTGATTTATCAGATTTACAAGGGAAAAAAGAAATAGCCGCCACTACTGCCAATAGTGACGGCTTACCTCATATGAGGTTTTAGCTTAGTTGTTTGAGGGGTAGAGCCGCTTCTATGGCTTTCCCTTTTTCTATGCTTAATATAGCACATCTGGCAGCAGGATTCAAGGGTCAAACACATGTTTATTGTAATGTGGTTATAAAAGCTGCCCGGCCTCGGCGCACTGCTGCCTTGCCTTTTCCATGAGTTTGGCGAGGGCATCCATCCCGAAACGGTTTGCAACCTCAATCTGGTATGGCATGCTTTCAAGGAGCTTCTGCAGGTTGATTTGCTTTGCGTCCTCATCAGTGAATGGTTGGTATTGCTTTTCCTGTTTTTTTGCGGCAGCAGGGCTTTCAGGAAGGGTTGGCGTAGGTACAGGGGATAGGTTGGGGGATAATGTGTCACTCTTCGTCCGCATATCAATAGTTGCATTTTTTTGGTTGTCACGTTCCATAGTTTCAGATACGGAACGTACTATAAAGGCATTGACACTTTCATTTTGCTGTTTTGCGTGTTCTCTCAATATTTCCTTTTGGCCTTTAGGGAAAGTTACATTGATTCTGTCATAGTTATTTTTGACATATTTATTGACGGCTTTTTGTTGCGCTTTACTGATTTTGCTATCCTCTGACTGCTTACGCAATACCGCTTTACCAGATGATTTTTCTGTAAAACTTCTTTTAGAATTTTCAGACTGTGTTATCCACTGGCAGTTATCGGGGGAATATCCCTTGCTACTGTCTATACGGTCAATAGTCAAGTTTTCATTGTAACCATGGCTTAAAGACCAGTCAAAGAAGTTTTGCAAGCCATTATCTCCTAACCATTCATCACAAATTGTAATTCCTCTGCCACCATATAAGGGATACGGCTGACTGTTTGGATTATAGCAACGCTGTTTCATGCCGGAGTGGATATTATATAACCGGGTTTTGCTTAGTGCATATTCCATAATTAGATTTCCTCCGTTGCCTGCTTGAAATCAATAATTAAATCATAACCCATAGTAGCCAATATTTTTTGAGCATCTTCAAAGCCAAAATTCTTTTTGTTTAACATTTTAGTAAGTCCTTGTGGTTTGATACCGAGTTTATCAGCTATTTCTCTTTGGGTGGTTTTGGTTTCGAGTATTATCTTTTTTATCTCGATTAAGATTTGCTCATTGTCTTTATAAATTATAGCCATATTGCACCTCTCTTTCTATTTGATACTTCTATTATAATATGAAAACGGTTATTCGTCAATCGAAAAAGGATAAAAATAATAAAAAATATATTATAAAATGGTTGACAAGTAACCCAAAATGGGTTATGCTTATATCATCAACAAGAGAACAGAACAGCCAAGGCGGACGGGAGTACCGAAAGGGAAAGCAAGAACGCAAGGTAACACCGGGAAACAGGATAAGAGAGATTGAGATGCTGCATAAGCCGCTAGATGTTTAAAGCCTGCTGGGGCTGTCCTAAAACCTCTTGAAGTTGAAAGGAGATAGGACACATGAAGTACAATCTTAGCAAAATCATGTTGAGGGCATGGAAGATTTACCGGGAAAACAAAGAACTTTCTTTTGGGGAGTGCTTACACCGGGCATGGCTGACCGCAAAGGCAGAGGAAGTAAACGCAAAGCGGATTGAGGACGCAAAGGCGGCGGCAGGGATTGACGAGGAAACCAACACATGGAGCGGCTGGAAACAGCTTGGATATGAAGTGATTCACGGTAGTAAGGCATTATTCGGCGCCGATTTGATTTGGGGCAGTAAAGGGGATGGCAAGATTTATAAAGCCCGGTTCTTTGGACGGTCACAGGTGCAGGAACTTGCGACAGCATAAAAATAGCCCCATACCAGAGCGGTCACTCTGACAGGGGCAGGATACCCAACAATCAAGCAAATTGGGGGTATGCAGGTATTATAACACTCTGTTGCCCCCATGTAAAGAAAGGAATCAAAAAAAGTGCAGACAATAGAAACAATATTTGAAGGCTATAAGGCAAGGAACAATGAGGAAACACCACTGAGCGAAGGGCAGGGCATTGCCATGGGTGAGCTGGAAAAGGTGACGCTAAGGGGCATGGCAGATGGGGAATGGGCATTTGATGCAGCGGTAGCATTATCCAGGGAATCCGAAAAGGCCGGCTTTATCCTCGGATTCAGAATGGCAATGAATTTAATGTGTGAGTGCCTGGGCTGACTGCCTGGCGCTTTGCGGCAGCATTTAGGTCTGGATACTGGCATAGGGCAAGGAAAGGGGGGATATGACATGGACAGGATGGGTATAGCAAGGGCAATAGCTGATGAATTGCTGGACAATGGGGCATTGGACGAAAATAATTTTTCGCATGATGCAGATGCAATTATTAATTATGTCCAGAAAATAATATTGGAGCATTTGAAAGATTATATCATTTTGTCAGGGACTATTTTATAACAGCGCTGCTGCCGTCATGCAGAAAGAAGGGATTTTATGGCAGGAAAGAGCAGGAAAGACCACCGGGGGAGGGTTCTCCCCCCTAACGTAAGCCAAAAACCAGACCGGCGCTACATCTGGAGGAAAGTAATTGATGGGCGCCAGTATGTGCTTACGGATAACGATTTGAACGGACTGAAAAAGAAAATAGTCAACAAAGAGTCAGAAATACAGAATGGCATCTACAGCGCCCCGGCAAAGATAACGCTTAATGAATGGTTCTACAAATGGATGGATGTCTATAAGAGTAACCTAAAAGTAACAACCAGGGAAAACTATTTTACTGGGTGGAAAAATTATGTGAAAGACAGCCAGCTCGGCAATATGCAGATTAGCAAAATAAAAAGAATGCACCTGGTTGAGCTATATAAGGAATTGAGCGAGGAAAAGGGGCTTGCCACGGCTACGGTGCATAATGTACATGATGTATGACACTATGACAGTGGCAGAAATGGAAGAGACAAAGAAGAATTACTCAAAAGCACAGAATAGTAAGGCGTGGAAAAATTCTCCTGGAGAAATGTATAAAAAGACAGTCCTCCGAAGGCTTTGTAAGCTGATTGATTTGGATTTTGATAATATTGAACAGCAGATGGCGTTCCAGGACGGTTCAGACTTTGATCCGCAAAAAGAAGTGATTATTGACGAGAATACGTCAGTAGCCGTTGACCCATTTCAACAGCAAGAGCAGGAGGAAAGGCAGCCAGAACCAGCCGGGGAGGAACAAAATATAGATACAGGCGGATTGGTATTTGAGGAAGTTAATTAAGGAGGTAAGGGAAGATGCAGCTGACAAGCGAGAATTATTACAGCCAGGAGGCTAACAGGGAATATTTGAGTGTTTCCCAGTTCAAAGATTTTTTGGGGACATATGGGCGATTAGGATGTGAATTTAAGGCATTGGAGAAGATAGAGGAAAGATGGGAGGAAGAGAAGAGTACGGCACTTATGGTCGGAAGTTACGTTGATGCCTACTTTGAAGGAACGCTGGAGAAGTTCAAGAAGGAAAATCCGTCACTTTTTAAGAGGGATGGAGGGTTGAAAGCAGAATATGTAAAGGCAAATGAGATTATTGCCCGTATTGAAAGAGATAGGTATTTCATGAAATATATGAGCGGTGAGAAGCAGGTGATTATGGCTGGAACGATTGGCGGAGTAAAATGGAAGATTAAGGTTGACAGCTATATCCCGGATGCGGCAATCGTTGACCTAAAAGTGATGTCATCTATTACCGAGCTGAAATGGGTAAAGGATTTGGGCTATCTGGACTTTGTAAGGTATTGGGGCTATGACATTCAAGGAGCCGTTTATCAGGAAATCGTGCGGCAGAATACCGGAAAACTCCTGCCATTCTATATTGCAGGCGCAACAAAGGAAAAAGAACCAGACATCCGAATTATTCATGTCACTGACAACTATCTGAAAGAGGCTATGAGCGTAGTGGAGGCTAACCTGCCGAGAATCCTCAGAGTAAAGAATGGAGAGGCAGAGCCAGACAGATGCTTCGGGGCAGAGGAATACCCGGAAACGGGCACATGTGATTTTTCACAGGCATAGGGGAGGCGGCGCTTTGGAAAAAGATAAATTTGATATCGAGAATTTCCCAACCAGCGAAGCAGCAAAACGCATGATGGCATCCATCGATGAAAGCTTCTATGAAAAATCCTATGTGATGAAGTGGATGCAGCAGGTGATGGGGCTGGAATGGGATGATGCCTGGAATATTATTGTGGAGGAGTTGCCAAAACAGTTCTTCCCGGAGACAGCCACCTGGGGGCTGCGCTACCATGAGGAAAAATGGCAGCTCCCTGTCAGGGAAAACCTAAGTTATGAAGAACGCCGGAAGCTGATTTACAGGAAAAGGGACTACAGGGCGCCAATGACCCCGTACCGGATGGAAAAGTACCTTGAAAAAATAACAGGCGGCCGGGCTTTTGTGATGGACTGCCATGATGCAGGCAGGTTCGGCTTTGTGCCGGAACACCCTAATGTTTTTAAGGTTGCATTCATCGTAGAGGGGACGCTTGACGTAAAGGCGGCCAGGGAGGCGCTGGCCAGGATTAAGCAGTCACATACAGTCTGCGTTAAAATCACTGATTATGTCATGGCAGCAATTAACCATGAAAAGATAGAAACGACAGCCCTGCAAAAAATATGGATACACAGCATCATATCTTTTTTTGGCACAAGGCTGCTGAATGGCTCCCATTTGCTGGATGGCTCACGCCATCTGGACGCCGGGAGAAGGTATTGGCTGACGGTGGGGATATCATGCGGGACCGGTTCTGTGCAGAACAGGGAAAAATTTTCTTTCCCTGCACTAATAATTGGGGCAGGAATAAATACAGGATGGCAGAACACTGCAGCCCTGCTTTTCCGTTCCGGCATTAGGTCTGAACCTGCCAAGAAGAATGGAAGCGTGGCATCCAGGGCCAGGTTCTCTGTCCAAGAACCAAAAGGGAAGCCATGCGGTGCCACTGTAGTTACAAAAACAAAGGATTACCGTTTCCTAAACGGTTCTAAGCTTTTAGACGGCTCAAAGAAGCTTGATTCAGTTTATAGAGAGGAGAAACTTTGATGGAAGATGCAAATAAGAATGTAATCATCACAGAGGCCGCACGGGAAAAAATATGTAAAGCGAGGGCAGGGGAAACCGGACTCCCAAAGATAGTGGGGATGGCTTTTGGGGATGGAGGGACAGACCCAGACGGGAACATTATCCCGCCTGCGGAGGGGCAGACAGCACTTTTGAATGAACTGATGCGGAAGGGGATAGACGGATATACCTTCGTGGACAAAACTGCCTGCCGCTATATCTGCACACTGTCAGAAAATGAGCTGGCAGGGGATTATATCAGCGAGCTGGGTCTGTATGATGAAGACGGCGACCTGGTCTGCATCAAAACGTTTATGAGGAAAGGGAAAGATGACGGGCTGGAGATGGCTTTTGAAATTGATGATGTGTTTTAAGGGAAAGGAGGCCGCGGATGAAAGACTATACAGCGGAGAACCCGGAATATAAAGGGGACATAAAACTGCTTGAAACAACAGATACGGACCATGCCGAGAATTTTAATATCACCTACAGGCAGCTGATGGATAATACAGCGGCTAACCATGAAGCCATAGAAGTGCTCAGGGAAAAAAGTGTACAAGGGGCAGGCTTAGTTTTTCATGTGGACGCAGACGGAATCCTGAATGTAACCTATGATGACGGAGAGGAGGAAACAGAAAGTGAAACAGACAATCCAGGTAGCTGACAAACCGACAGCAGACGAAACAAAGTCTATCGCAGAAAGTAATGCTGCCAAATTAGACAGCATTACACAGCAGCTGGAATCCGGCGGGATGCTGGCAGACCCGGACTGCGGCCTGCAGGCTTTGAAGCAGTACATAGACGAATTAAAAAATTATGTCGGTAATGGCAAACGCAGCGTAGCCGGTGCCATTACCGCAAAAGGGATACCAACGGCTACAGATGCAGATTTTGCAGTGCTTGTAAATAACATTGACAAGATAGTGACGCTTATGCAGGGCACACAGGACGCCACAGCGGGCGCAGGGCAGGTTTTAAGCGGTTATACGGCATATGCTAAGGGAAATAAAATAACAGGCTCTATCCCCTCGCAGGGGGCGCAGACAATCACTCCCGGGACGTCAGCAAAGTATGTGGAGGCAGGACGCTACCTGTCCGGGAGGCAGACCATAGCCGGGGATGCTAATTTAGCCGCCGGCAACATCAAAAAAGGGGTGTCCATCTTTGGCGTGGCAGGAAGCCACGAAGGTTCCGGGTACTCCATTACCTACAATGACAGCGGCGGGCTGATGAATTATGTCATCAACCAGAAAGTGGCGCTTACCAAAGTCAGGTTTACGCCAACTTATGGTTACCTGGCTTCCACACAGGTAAGCACAGGGCAGTGGGCACTGCTTGCCCCGGAGGTTAACAATGTGTCGGCTGTATACGCACTTGATTTTGTGGATGTCAAAGTACACTCGAAAACAGGCAAGATATACCCCAACAGGCCATTGGTATGGTGCTGGAATGACAGCAGCATAAGTTTTAAAATCCAGACGGGCCCAAGCTCCTACACAACCCACACAGGGAGCGGCAGGCTGGCCATGAGGCAGCCGGTGGCCATAAACGGGGATGACTGTAACTGTTCGGTAAATTTTGTGGATGCATGGTGCCAGCTGGGATAAAAAAGGAAGGGGATAACATGGCGTTAAAAACAATACAGATAGCAGACAAGCCGACACTGGATGGCGCAAGGGGCACTGCATCATCCAATGGGGCGAAACTGGATGAAATAACTAACTTTTTAGAATCGGGGGGGGTATTAAGCAGCCCGGATTATGGGCTTGGGGCGGTAAAGGCAGGTTTGGATGATGTAAAAAAATCAGTGGCCGACGGCAAGGGTAAGGTAGCCGGCGCTGTCAGCGCAAAAGGGATTGCAACGGCCGCAGATGCGGCATTTGATACAATAGCGGCAAATGTGGGCAGGATAATAACATTACTGGAAGGCACGCAGGATGCCACGGCAGGGGCGGAGCAGATGTTAAGCGGTTATACAGCTTATGCCAAAGGCGGCAGAGTTACAGGCACTATTCCATCACAGGGGGCGCAGACAATTATGCCCGGCACATCCGCACAGACGATAGCTGCCGGGAGATACCTGTCAGGACAGCAGACGATTGCAGGGGACGGAAACCTTATCCCGGCAAACATCAAAAAAGGTGTGTCAATCTTTGGTGTGGCCGGGAGCTTGGAAGCAGGGAACTTTTACTGTAAAAAACTATTGTCAGATGCAGATTCTTCCAGCGTTATACCGCATGAAAACATATATTTAAACTTTGAGCCGTCCATAGCGGCTGTCATCCGCATATGTAAATGCCAGTACAGCCAGTACGGAATCGGAAATGGGATTGCGGTAAAAGCAATTATACCTACATCCCTTAATAAAAATTTCAGGGACACTACAGACAAATATTTTGCAAGCGGTGTGAATAACGTTGCCCCTGGTTATAACGTATCCGGTATCTCACTCCCAATTAATTTATACATGGCGAAACAAAATAAGAATGTCTGGCTGGGTACGGGCGACAATAACAATGGCGATTTGATATCAACAACTGCCTTGGGGGCTGCAAATAATAATGTCTGGCTTATTGTCATGTAAGTTTATAAAATGACAGGAGGAGATAGAGAATGAAAAGTAGACCAGAGATAACGGCACTTCTGTCGTTGTCAATTCAGAAATACATATCGCCACACAATGATCCAAGGGTTTATTGGGCGAGGGAGGTAACATTTGATTACGCCACCAACAAAGCGGTGAGAGTGGACTACATGAAGTTTAAACCGGTAAATAATACGGTATCTGGAATTGAGAAAGGTGATTTTTATTGCTATGAAGTGAAGTCTTCAGTTGAGGACTTCCACTCAAAGAATGGACATAATTTCTTGGGGGATTACAACTATTATGTGATGCCAGGGGAAGTATATGAGAAAGTCGAGGGTGAGATACCATATGGGGTAGGTGTATTGGTTCCGGGACAAAAGCATTACCGGGGTTGGTGGTATGAATTAAAATCTGTAAAAAAGGCGGCTCGGCGAGACAGATCCAGGCCGGTTTCAGAAATGCTGTTGATGATGTTCCGTTCTGCAGCAAGGGAAAGGAACGATTAGGGTGAAATTGGCGGTTATCATGCGGGAAAGAACAGGGAAAAATTTAGTATTGTTAAGTGATTTAAGAAGTAAATAGTTGAGGTGAGTCAATGAAGAAATGTAATCAATGGATGTTTGAAAAAGTACGCTGTAAAGGGTACATGAAAAAAGTCAGGGATGGCAGGTGCATTATTAAACGCAAGAAGGAAGAAATGCCTGACAACCAGGAGCATTACTTCTATGAGTACGGAGAGATAGGAACAGAAATAAAAGAGATAGATTTGGACAATGAGTGTGGAGGTCTGGGATTGTTGAAAACCTACTATGAATATACGGCAAAGGATTTTGACGGAGTAGTTGTAGGGATGAAGATGGTAGAAGTATCGGCATGGCTGT